ATCCGTTCGAGCTCGGCCAGACGTCCGGTGTCCAGCTCGTTAGCCATGTCAGGTCGCCTCCTCGAGCTCGCGCCGCATCCATGCCGGCACCTGGAGGTGCCGCACCACGTCCGGGTAAGCCGGCCACTCCTTGCGCGTCTCACAGTCGCTCCAGCGGTGGAGCGCCTTGACGAGCGCCGGCTCCATCAGGTCGAGCACCTCGTTGCCGATCGCGTAGCAGGCGACCGCGTAGGGCGGGTTCGTCTCGCAGGCGATCCAGGCGAACGAGTCCATCCGCAGCCCCGCGCGGTCGAGCACCATCCGGTAGAAGGCCGCCTGGAGCGCGTAGCCCCACGAGAACACCGTGCGGCTGAACTCCTCCTCGGAGGCGAGGGACGAGGTGGTCTTCACGTCGACCACCAGGCCGTCGCCCCAGGCGTCGCAGCGGGCCTTGCACATCACGCCCTCGACCTCCGAGACCACGGAGTACTCGCGATTCCTCGCGTGTGACAGCAGCTCGGTGCAGGCGGCCGACGCCCGCACGTTCCGCTCGATGGACCGGACCACCTCGAACTGCTCGTCGCTGATCGACGTCTGCCCGGGCATCAGCGACTGCTGGAACGAGTCCCACAGCTGCTTGCCCTCCTTGGTTCGGCGGTCCACCTTCGGCTCGATGCGGATCAGGCCGTCGAACCGGACGGGCTCGAGCACGGCGGCATGGACGGCGGTGCCGAGACGCAGCGCCGGGCTCTGCGGATCGACCGTGCCGGCGGCCGCGTGCGCCGGGCTCGACCGGATCATCGTGCGGATCACGGTGCTCGAGGCCGCCGGCCAGGAGTGGTATTCCTCGGAAGCGATGTTCGCGTAGCAGCCCGGCTTGGGAAGGGAGCCCATCATTGGCCGTCCCCCGTCTCGGCGAGCTGCACGAGCTCCTTGCACTCGAGGCCGCCCTTCTTGGTGCGCGCCCAGGTCACGCGCACGCGCGCCCCGTTCTCGGCGGCGTCGCGCATCTGCTGCGCCATGCGCTTGTTCAGCGTCGAGAACGACGGTCCCTCGACCGTCTTCAGCACCACGAGCTCCCAGGCGCCGAACTTGCCCTCGCCCGTCTTGGCGACCTCGACCTCGGCGACGCAGAACTCGGCCTCTCCCTCGTCCTCGAGGTTGTCGCGCCTCGCCGGGGCCGTGGCCGCCGGCGGCGCCGCGCGGTCCGTCGTGGCGGGCGCGGGCGCCGCCGGAGCCGTGATGGCCCGGTCGTCCTGGATCTCCATCTCCCCGTGCTGCTCGACGTACACGGGCGCGCCGCCGAGCGCGTCAGGGCAGTGCTGGCGGTAGCCCATCGAGATGCATCGCGCGAACAGCATGGCGCGCGGGTGCTTGCGCCAGTTCTGCCCTCCGTCGAGGCCGGCGCGCTTGGCGTCGGCCAGCGTGAAGCTGGTGGTGCCGATCGTCTGCCACTTCCCGCCGTCGAGCTGGAAGAAGGTGATGTCGCACCGCTCGTCGCTGCACTCGGCGCGGTAGTCGTAGCGGCCTGCGCGCTTGATGGCCGCCGCCATCAGGTTCGCGGCCAGCACGACCTTGCCGCTGACGAGGTGCAGCCCCGCCATGCAGTCGTAGTCGCTGAGGCCGAGCCCCCGGCCGACGATCAGCTTCGCGGCCGCCGCCGCCTCGCTCTGGATGTCAGGGAAGAGCCCCGATGCCCGGAAGATTCTCGCCACGACCATGGGGTCGTAGCCGTTGCCGTGCGCGGCCAGCGCCGTGCCCGTGTGTGGCGCCGGCTGGGCCGGCGCCACCATTACCTCTGTGCTTCCTGCCATGATCCCCTCCTTGGGGAGTCATGGCGCGCGTGAATGGGCCAGAAAGGACCGAAACACACGCGCCTGTTGCGCGTTGCGGTCGTTCTTACGGTGAACGTCCGCGATTGTGGCGGCAATGTAAACGCCCGCCGAATCCTGTCAACGGCAAAACGAGGAAACTTTCTTGAATCTTTCAGCCGGCCTTGCCGAGGATGAGCGCCTGCAGCGCCGCGAGTTGCGCGCGGAGGGCGGCGAGCTCGGTGGCCTGGGATCCCGGTGCCTGGCCCTGTGGCGCGGCGTCATAGTACTGCTCGGCTACCCCTCGGTAGTGCTTGGCCGCGACCTGCGGCGAGTGTCCCATCCATGCGGTCACGACGTTCGCCGGATACCCGGCGGCGAACCAGTGGTTCTCGCGGCTCGAGCGCATCAGCTGGAACGACACCTCGCCCGTGACGCCGGCCTTGAGGGCGGCCGCGCGCAGGTCGAGCCATGCGCGGGCCTCGGTGACCCTGCCGACGACGTTGTCGGCGGTGCGCGGCGCGGCGCGAAGGATCTCGGCGAGCCTCGGCTCGAGGCGCACCTCCCTGTGCTTGTGCTTGCTCGTCACCACGTGCGTTTTCGGCCACACGACGATGCGGTTGCGCTCGAAGTCGACGTGCTCCCAGCGGAGGCCCATCGCCTCGTGGCGGCGCAGCCCTGCCCAGTGGCAGAGCGCGACGAGCAGCGCGACGCCCGGCTTGCAGCAGGCGACGATGCGCTCGGCGTCGGCGTCGGAGAGCACGCGGCGCGGCACCTGGATCTCCGGCGCCGTGGTGCGGACGGCGGTCCACGGGTTGCGGCGGGCGAGGCCGGCGGCGACGGCGTCGTGCCAGTACTTGCGCGCGTTTCGGCACATCCGGGCCATGGTCGTCTCGGCCTTGGCGCGCCGCAGCGTGCCGGGTCCGTGCAGCAGGTCGGCGCGGTCGCCCATGCGGATCCTGGCGTCGATCACCATGTCGGGCGTGACGTCGTCGAGGCGGGTGCCGGAGCCGAGCTGCTCGACGATCATGCGCCAGTAGCGGCGGTGCATCCGCATGGTGGACTCCATGAGCCCGACCTGCTGTCCGAGCCATCGGTCGCGCCACTCGGCGACGGTCGGCGACGCCGGCGGTGCGTCGGCCTGCGGCGCCTCGGGCTCGAGCGACGCCAGCGCGGTGGCGGCGACCTCGTCGGCGATCACCTTGCAGAGCGCGACCGCCTGCCTGTGCGAGATCTGCGCGCGCGGGCCGATGCCGCGCCGCACGGTGCGGCCCGTGACCGGGTCAACCCAGCGCGCCTGCCAGTACCTGCCGTTCCTGTTGAGCGTGACCATGGAAACCCCCTGCCTTGCCTGATCAAGGACCGAACAGCCACCACAGCAGCGCCCATGCGCCGCCGAGGACGAGCATCGCCAGCACCTCTCGACTCACGATCATGTTCCGCGCGTCGAACAGGAACCTCGCTTGTCGGTCGCGCGCGAGGTAGAAGACGCGCGCGACGTCGACGCGCTCGCTCTCGTAACGGAAGCATCCGACCGGCGGCAACATTCCGAGACGGACCTTCTCCTCGCAGAGCCTGAACCACGCCGAGCGCCTGTCCTCGTCGGAGTACGAGTTGCCCTGGGCGATCAGCGCATCCGCAAGCGTCTGGTCGCCATCCCTGCCCCATATCTTCCTGTGCGTGACGGCCAGGTCGCCGAGCGTCATGCCGCGCATGATGGGCCAGCGCATGATGTCGTTGACCGACGGCGTCACCTGGCCTTCTCCCTGCGCTCGATGGCCTCCTCGACGGCGGCGAGGACCGCCTGTCCCGTCGAGATGCGGATGCCCTTGATCGGCATCTCGGCCTGCATCAGCGCGACGAGGCGCTCGACGCGCGCCGGCGCCTTCGGGTCGAGCAGCCAGACGGCGAATCGCGCGCCGCTGCCGGCGAGCTTCTTCTTCGGTGCGGTCATCGGTTCCTCCTGATCTCTGCGAGCGCGCGGTCGGCGTCCTCGCACGGCACCATGCCGTCGGGCGCCTCGCCCCTCTCGATCGACGCGATGATCGCATCGAGCGGAGCCCCGTGAGCCACCATGTGGACAACGGCCCAGATCCCCTCCGTCGGGTGGTCGGCCCAGCGCGTGTGCCAGCGGCACGACATGACCGTGAGCTCGCCGAACCTCGATCCCATCACCTCGGTGTGGTAGACGCGATCGTAGAGCGCGTCGATCTCCTGCATGGATGCCATAGGGCACCTCCTCTCTGTGTGCACTGATTCTACTCGCGATGTGCCGCGTGTCAATCGGAAATGTAGAAGCCCGTATGTGGACATTCAGGAGCCCGTATGTGGACAAATGGGGAGCGGTCAGGGCCGGGCCGGGCGCGGCGGGGCCGGCGTCGGCGCCAGGGCGGGCCGGCGGCGGCGCGGGTCGGGCCGGGTCGGCGCCGGCGCTCGGCGCCTGGCGGCCGGGCTCGAGCTCGAGCGACGCCCGCGGCGTGCGCGGCCGGTCGAGCTGGGCCGGCGCTCGGCGACGCCGGCGCGGGCGTGCCTAGCGCCGGGTGCGAGCTCGGCCCAAATGGAAAGCGCCCGGCACGGGGCCGGGCGCGGTGCGCGTGCGTCATAGTGCAGCTACGGGGCGGGCGGCGCACGCGGCCGGCGCGGGCGGTCGAGCGCCCGCACCAGGGCGACGACGGCCAGCAGCGCCAGCCACCAGCCGCACGGGGCTAAACGGTGCACGGCGTGCCTCCGACGGTGAGCGTCGTTACCTTCTCGTACTGGCGCGCGGCGGGGCCGTGCGCGACGATGACGACGCCCGGCGCCATATTCGGCCGCGCCGGGTCGGCGCCGCGGCAGAGGCGGCAGTCGATACAGGTCGTCCGGTATCCGCCTTCCTCCGACGCCGGGCAAATGACTTCACCCGCCAGCTTCGGCGCGCCGGCGGGCCGCACGCGGAACGTGCGCCAGCCGGCCGCGCGCGCCGCGTCATAGTCGGCCGCCGTGTCCGCCGACGCCATGCAGAGCTCGCGGTGTTCGAGCGCCCAGGGCTCGCGCCACTGGTGCGTGTAGCCAGTGTGCCCGGTGGCGTCGCGCACCAGGTCGCGAAGGATCCTCATCGGGACCATTGCCGGATCGCCGTAGGCGCCCAGGCGCACGGCGCGCCCGCAGCCGATCGCGTAGCGCCGGTGCCGGTCGGCTCGAGGGTACCGGCCGGCCATCCAGGCGCGGTAGATCCCCTCGGGCGCGCGGCCAGCCTCGACGTAGCACGTCCGAACGTACCGCTGTTCGGACGCGATCCACGTCCGGCGGTGCACGCATCCGCCGCATATCGCCGCGTCGGCGCCGGTCGCGATCGCCTGGAGCGGGGTCCGGTCGGTGCGGAGGATCCAGACTTGCACCATGTTCCCGGTTTTGCGGTTCGAGCTCTCCAGCGTCGCGATCGCGACGATGTCGGCGCCGTCGATCGGCGATCGGCCGCGCCAGACTTCGTATCCGGTCGGCTTCATTACGCTACCTCCCCGTACTGGACGCCCGTGGCCGGATCCGCGTCGCTCGGCGGGTAGCCGTCGGCGCGCACGCCGTGCCGGGCGTCATAGTCGGCCCGGCGGGCGCCGGCCGAGAGCGAGCGCGCGACGTCCAGCAGGGCGCGGCGCTCGGCATCGGTGACGGGCACGCTGGAGCCGATCGCCGGCGCGAAGCTCGAGCGGACCGCGCCGGCGGCGCCGAGCCATACCCATCGGGTGCGGCCGTCGCGGTCGGTGCGCGTGAAGGCGTCGTACTTGCGCGAACGGGTCGACGCCGGCCGGAACCCGATCGCCAGCAGTGCCACGGTGTACTCAGCTCGGAGCGTCATCGGGCGCCCCCGATCGCGTCTCGGCGCGCGCGCACGCTGGGCGCGGCCAGGTCGAGCGCCGCGCGCTCAGCGGTCATCGCGCCGTAGGTGCCGGTCGCGATCACGACGTATCCGTTCCGTGCGTCGTCCCCGCGGCAGACGATGCGGTTCCCGTTGCGGTCCTCTTGCAGGCTGTACATGGTCATCCTCTCGAGCTCGTGCGTGATTCGCGCCCGACGCCGGGCGCTGTTTTATGAGTGTACATCGGCTGTATCACTTGTCAACATCAGCGGCCGGGCGGAAAAACAAAAAAGCCCAGGGCCCGAATGGGCCTTGGGCAAGAGGTAGGGACGTTCATGCGGACAACGTGCGCGCGGCACGGCGCGCGGTGCGCGGCGCTCGGCGGGCGCTCGAGCGGCTCGAGCTGGGCCGGCGGCAGTGGTTCGAGTCCGATCGGGACCATGCGAACGGCCGCGGCGCGCACGCCAGGCGGTGCCGGCCGCCGATTGTGGCGCTCGGCGTGCCATCGGCGCACTCCATGTCCCGCGCGCGCCGGCGGGCGCGTGCCCGGGCGCGCGAGCGTGCGTGCGCGGGGGCGCGCGCGCGACCCCCCCACCCGGGGGGTGCGGCGACCGGATCAAGGTCTACCTACCCCTCACAAGTTTTCGCGACGGATCGGTCTCCGTTTGTCAACGCGCCTGTACTGGAGCTTCCAGAGGGCGGCGGATATGGCGTTGGCCGTGTCGTGGACGCACTCCTCGTCCAGGTCCCAAAGTGCGGCGTGCAGGAGTTCGTGGACGACCGAGTCGAGGGTCCTGTCCTCGGGGTAGCCCAGGGCGATCTTGATGGTCCGCTGCTCCTTGTCGCAGAGTCCTTCCGCGTCGCCGAGGTTGGGCACGAACCGGAGTCGCCATCGTTGTCCGCGGATCTTGAGGATGCGGTCACCGCGCGGCATGGCTCCTCCGTGGCTGGGTGGATCCTGGGCGGGTTCTTCTTCGCGAATGGACTGATGGGGGCTGCCGCCCCGGGCGTGGCCGCCGGCGGCGGTCGGTCGACGGGGGCCGAGTCACGAGCAACGAGTCGCGAGTCACCAGCAACGAGTCACCAGTCGCTTGTCGCGAGTCGCTTCTCACTTGTCGCGAGCTCCCTCCGCTCCCCCCTCTCTTTCGCCTTCTCCACATAGGGATAGTTTTCCTATTTCGCCTCAACGTCCGGATAAAAAGTGTCTGATCGGACACTTCTTATTGGTCACTTGGCCCATGCACAGGCCGTGCGATGGTCTGTGTGTAAAGGGGTCGGCCGGCGCGGCCGGGGAGCGAGGACACCACACATGGTGAAAAGTGTGGCACTTTCGTACCGCTTATCCGGACCTGTCGATCGCTCGTACATGATCCGGATTGACCGATATCGGTCAACGGGTTGTTCTTGGTTGCCGTTCGTTAGCCGATCCGTATGCGTTTCGGCGGATGAAGGCCACCCGGTACGCAGAAAGGAGAAGGCGTAAGAACTTCTTACAAGTGGAGGTTTATCTTCGCCGGATCCAGGAGGTGCCGTGGTGCATCTCGCCGCGGATCTTCTTGAGCTCCTCGTCGATGATCCGTTGCCGGGAGCGTTCGGCGGCCCGGACGGGGTCGAGGGCCATCTCGTCGCGCCACTGGCGCACGCACATGGCGAGCGCCTCGATGCGGTCGTCGTGGTCGAGGCAGCCCCGCTGGCGGGTGATGCGGGTCCACTGGTGCTGGAGGTCCTCGTCCCGGGCGACGTCAGGGTGGACCACGAGCCGGTGGCTGTTCAGGACGGGCTCGAGGCTGTCGATGATGCGGGTCTCCTTCTGGGTGGAGACCCGGACGCTCTGGATGCCGCAGGACCAGCCCTCGGCCAGGTCGGGCTCGTCGCCGGGGTCGGCGAAGAATCGCGCCAGGATCGGCTCCAGGAGCTGCGCCATCATCCCCTGGCCGAAGTTGTCCTCGACGTAGATCTCGGTCACCCGGTGCGTCCTGGCGGCCGCGGCGAGGGCCGAGAGCGCCTCCTGCCCGTAGCCACCCGAGAGCCCGCCGGCGGCCTTGACGAACAGGTAGCCGTTCAGGTGGGCGACGATGGCGTAGGCCGTCTCGTCCTCGCCGCGGCCGGAAGGATCCACCCACATCTTGCACCCGGTGTAGGGCGCCCACTGCTCGTCGTAGAAGATCGGGCCGTGGAAGCCGTCGTTGCCGAACCCGAGGCTCGGGATGCCGTCCACCCGGGTGGTCTGGCCGCTGGGGCCGGTGAGCCCCCAGTTGATGGTCATCGGCGCCCGGTCTCGGTCCATCGCGAACACGATCGCGTCCGACAGCCGCAGGGGCGCCAGGTTGGAGTCGCCGAGCTTCCACTGAAGCAGGTACTGCATCCGGAACTTCGACCTGCCCTCGGCGGCCTCGCGCGCGCCGAGCTCCTCGCGGCTGAAGCGGTCGGGCCACGCCAGGTCGCCCGGGGCCATGTCCGCGTACATCGGGCCGAGGTCGCAGCCGCAGCCGTCCTCGCCGGGGTGCATCACGGGCCACGCCCGGAACGAGTACCCGCCCTTGATCAGGTAGTCGTAGAGCGTCTCCTCGTGGTGCGGGGTGCCGAGGTAGACGATGTCCCCGCCCGGGACGATGATGTTCTCGAACTCCGAGACCTGGTCCCGCATCCTGCGCCGCAGGTCGAGCGTCAGGGTGTTCTCGCTGGTCTCGACGTCGTCGCCGATGATGCAGGTGGAGCGGATGCCCGTGATCTGCCCGGTGATGCCGTAGGCGGCGAAGGACGGCGTCCGGTCGGCCTCGGCGCCGCAGACGTCGAACATCAGGGCGGAGTCGCGGTTGCCGAGGTCGCGGTCCGGCACCAGGTGCTGGAGGAACCGCGCCTGCCCGATCCACTTGCGGCCGAGGTAGAGGCTGTCCTTGGCCGCCCGCTCGCTCTTGGAGACGTAGGTGATCCGCTCCTTGGCCGGGTTGCGGAAGAGCCGCCAGCAGCAGTAGGCGATCGTCACCCAGGTCTTGGCCGCGCCGCGCCAGGCGAGCACGCCCTTGCGGCGGCGGTCCTGCTGGAGCCACTGCGCGATCTCCCGGTGGTGCGCCGGCATCCCCTTCATCCCGATCTCGCGCCACAGCTCCTCGAGGAAGAAGTCGAAGTCCGCGTGCAGCCGGGCGAGGTACCTGATCGTCGTCTCGTCCATCAGGCCCGCTTCGCGCCCTTGCGGCGGTTGGCCGTCCGGCTCACGACGCGCAGGTTCCCGCGCGCGTTCGAGCCGCCCTTCGAGAGCGGCACCTTGTGGTCCACCTCGCGCGGGTCGCCCGTCTTCAGGCCCATCGCGCGGCGCGCCTTGTGCCTGAGGCTCTGGTTCCGCAGCTGCTCGGGCGTGCCCTGGTACTCCCGGTACTCCTTCGCGTAGTCGCGCTTCTTCGCCATCGCTCCTCCTACTGGTCTTCCATCCTGACGAGCCGGGCCTCCCATTGACGCCCGCGCTTCCTGTGTGACGGGTCGCGCACGAGGTCGACGACGACCACCGCGGCTCCCCACTGGCTCGTGTCCCTGCGGCTCATCCATCCCGGCGCCAGCGGACCGCAGGTGCCCGCGTTGCAGTACCACCACGGCAGCGGGATCGACCGCGACCGCCGGCACTGCGTCGGCGCGACCGGGCGGTGCGTGTGCCCGCGCACGAAGAGCCTCCACGGCTCCGCCCCGGTCATGTTGAAGAACTGGAGCGCCTCGAGCTCGTCGCTGCCCTGCCCGGCGTCGAACCCGTGCGCGAGCACGACGGGGCCGATCTCGAGGCACCCGGCCCTGTCCTTGCGGTAGGGGGTCCAGTGCCAGTGCCTGGCCTCGGCGGCGAACGGCTCGGTCCGCATGAAGTCCGTCACGTCGCGGAGCGGCTTCGGGATGCGGCGCGGGTCCTGCGACCGCAGGTTGTCGTCGTGGTTGCCCATCGTGACGTGGTAGTGCACCCTTCCGCCGAGCTCCTCGCGGATGGACCGCAGGAACGCGGAGGCGTGGCGGTACTCGTCGAGCAGCGTGTGGTCGTGCTCGTTCGGGTGGACGCTCGCGGAGCTGGCCTCGAAGACGTCGCCGAGGTGGACGAAGTGGCTGATTCCCCCGACCTCGCGCAGCGTCCGCAGGAGCCACTTGTGCGTCTCCGGCGGCGTGAACGGCGAGTGCGTGCAGCTGATCGCCGCGATGCGTCGCGCCATGGTTCCCCTCCTCCTCGGGTTCGGTCAGTCGTCGCCGGCGAGCTCTTCCGCCGTGACGTTCCCAGCGCGCCTGGTCATCTCTGCGACGAGGTCGTTGAGCGGGTTGTCCTTGGTCCGGACGGCGTTGATCCCGTGGTCCTTGAGGAACCCGCGGATCGCGTTGAGGTCCGCGGAGGTCGGCGTCACGCGCTGGACGCTCCCGTCCGCGGAGACCGTCTCGCGCCCGTTCCGGAGGATGTCGAGCATGGTCGCCGAAAGGAGCCTGTGGAGCTCCTCGTACTCTCGTTCCTGTTGGTTGTTCTTCATCGTGCCCTCAACGTCGGTCGCTGCGGCCGGAGCACGTCGCTGGGCACGATGCCCGGGACGTAGCCGATCCTGTCGTACACCTTCTCGCTGACCCCGATCCTGTTGAGGACGCGCGACCAGACGAAGTTCTGGAGCGGGCTGACCTGCGCCGCGATGTAGTCCTGCCTCGGGCTGTCGGGGAGGTTCATGGCATCCCACAGCTTGATTCCGAGCTGCGGACCCGGGCCGAGCACGGACACCGCCGCCTCCGCGCCGCTCACGCCGCGGTCGGATCGCTGGCGCGCCACGGCGCCGAACGTGCCGCCGGCGACCGTCTGCCCCATCCACCGCGACGGCCCGATCCCGAAGGAGTCGGCGTAGCCGAGGGGCCGCATGATGCTGCCGAGCACCATGCTGTCCTGCGCCGCGCCCCAGATGGCCGCCTTCGGGTTCTCGACGAGCTCGACGACGCTCTCCCGGAACGGCTTCCTCATGGTCAGGTCGTTCTTCGTCGCGTACAGGATCCAGCCGAGCATGACCTGCGTCGCGAGCATGGCCGTCTGCTCGTTGATCGGCATCTGCGCGATGCGACGTCCGCGCTGAAGGCTGTATGCGCGGGCATACGAGGAGAACTGGTTCATCAGGCGCAGTACCTGGTTCGTCTCCTCGGCCACCGGCCGGTCCGCGACGCCGGGCGTCACGTTGAGTACGCGCCGGGCCTCGTTCGGGATCGTGTCCATGAACGTGCGCCTCATGTCCTTGGCGCCGTCCCACAGGTCGAACAGCGGGTTCACGGGGCGGTCGGAGCGCAGGAACTCGTCGAACCCGACGGCGCTGGCGCGGCCGTTGTCCCAGTGGACGCCGTGCCTGTGCACTTGCTCGAGCACGGCGCGCACGTTGCCCGTGCGGATGCCGAGCCGGGCCAGCAGCGCCACCTGCGTCTCGGAGAGCCTTGCCGCCTTGATCGGGTCGGCGGCGCCCGAGTCGATCGCGAGCAGCAGCCGCTTCGAGAGGTTGACCATCTCGTCGGTCGCGATCACCGCGCCCCACTTGTTGTTCATGCGGACCACCATGTCGAGGCCGATCGCCCGAGCGAACCCGCGGCCCGCGCCCTCCATCAGGTCATCCGCCCTGCCGGATGCGTACCTGGTCAGCCCGGTCCCGAAGCCACGCTGCGCCATGACGAAGTCCGTCGTATCCCGCGGCAGCGCGGAGAGGTGGCTCATCATGTTGAGGAACTCGAGGTCGCGCCGCCGGAGCGAGCCGACGAACGGCGCGAAGGTCTCGAACAGGATCTGCGTGCCGCGGATCGGGTGCATCGCCGTCCACCCGAGCTTCATGGCAAGGTCGCCGAGGTTCGACACGCCCATCATGCCGCCGTTCACGAGCATCGCGCCGCGCGACAGGTTGCGCGTGAGGAACATGGTGCCCTCCGCAGGGCGTGCATTGTCGTTGTAGAGCGTCTGCCCGATGAGGCGCTTGATCATTGCCTGCTGGTCGAGCAGCAGGCCCTGGACCGCCTTGTATGCACCGGAGAACTCTGGGGCGTCCTTTCCCTTGAATCGACTATCAAATGCGTTTCCGGCCTCCTTGAGCCACTCCAGCAAGTCATCGACATTCTCGACGCCGCGCATCTTCCTGCCTTTGCGGATCTGGAGCTTTCCGAAGATGTCGGGGTGGTCCTTGATCGCGCGGGCGATCCCGATCTGCCCGTGGACCTGCGCGCCGTACCGGCGCAGCAGCGTGATCGGGTCCCGGATCAGGAACTCGCGCAGCTCGGGGGCCACGGCCTTGAACGTGCGCGTCCGGAAGGAGTCCGGCCTGCCGGCCGAGCCGATGGACTCGAAGGTCTTCGTCTCGGAAAAGGGATTGGTGATGCGACTTTGCAGCGCCTCCGCTCCCTCGGCGTAGATGGCCTCGATGGAGTCCCGGTACGCGGTCCGCGCGGTCGCCGGCAGGGCCGACTCCGGGGGCAGCACGCTGACGCCGGGGTCCTCGAGCCTTGCCCGGATCTCGTCGCCGTTCGCCGGCGCGAACGCCGGGTCGCCGACGTGCGTCCGGACGGCGCCGACGATCTCGTCGCGGATCGCCTTGTCGGTGGTGCGGTCGAAGGCGCGCGCCAGGGCGTCGGGCCGGATCTGGTTGGGCCGCTCGGCGGCGTCCAGGAACCGGAACTGCGCGATCGCCGCCTTGATGAACCCGGGCTTGTCGGCCCTCGCGGCCTGCTCGTCCACCGCGAGCGGGACGTAGTGCTGCATCCCGAACGGGTTCGCGTCGAACAGCCCGACGTCCACGAGCTCACCCATGATTCGCCGGAAGTAGCCGTTTCGCATGGTGTCGGCGAGCTCGACGGCCGCCGGGTTGCGCTGCGATACCGCGCCGGCCATGCCCATGGCTGCGTTCTGGTCGTCGAAGAGGATGTCGACGGCCTCGCGCATAGTTGCGTTTCCCTCGGGAATCCGGCTCCGGATCTTGCCAAGCATCTTGTGCTTCTTCAGGATGCGGCGCATCTGCACGGTCACGCCGTTGAGCATGAGGTCGAACGCATCCTTGGTGGCCTCGGCGCTGGCACGCGAGCCGCCGAGCAGCTTGAGCTGCCCGGGCGTCATGTCGGTGAAGCTGCCGGACAGGGCGCGCGTGATGTCGTACATCAGGTTGCCCCAGCGGCTCATGCGGACTCCCGGGCTCGTCCCGGTCGGCAGGGCGTCGCCTGCTCCGAGGAACAGCGACAGGATCGGGTTCCGGCTCGGCGAGGACTGCATCTCCGGGTCGTTGTCGAAGAACGCACGCACAATCCGCAGGTCGTCGTATGCGCCCTGCGCCGGGTGTCGCTGCATGGCGAACCGGAAGGCGTCCGGGTCCGCGACGGGCGCGGCTCCGGCGGCCATGGCGTTCAGGTTCAGCGTCTTGATCGCCGCTCGTTCCCTCTTGTACAGGTTCCGCAGCTTGGTGGTGAGCGCGGCGATCTCCGCGTCGTCCCCGGCGAGGAGCGGCGCGATGGAGAGGTCGGGATGGAACGTGCCGCCCCGGGCGTCGGCGATCAGCCGCTTCAGGATCGTGACGCTCCGCGCGCGCTCCTGGTCGAACCGGATCGTTCCGCCGGCGCGGCGCAGCGCGGCATCCGCGCCCTCGCCGGACACGGACTGCACGATGCGGTCCGTCTCGTCGAGGTTCATCTGCCGGAACGCCGCGCGCAGCCGCTCCTGCGAGTTCCACCGCTGCGCCCAGGCCGGGAGCCCGAACGGCAGCCTGGCGCCGCCGGAGCTGAGGCCGTTGATGGCCGATGCGAGCGCCGTCTTCGCCGTGTAGGCCGCGGCCGGCATGGCGAGGCCGATGCCGCCGCCGATGGACGCGACGACGATCTCGTCGCCCATGCCGGGCTCGTTGGTGAGGTCGTAGGACGCCTGGTCGATCACCTTCTTGGACGCCAGGTTCAGGGCACTCATCGTGAGCGCGGAGGTGCCGCCGAGCCGCAGCAGCATCCCTGGCGTCGACCGCAGCAGCATCGCGCCGCGCGCCGCCTGGCCGCCGACGGGGATCATGTACACCGGGTCGCCCGCGCCACCGAGCGCGCTGGCGCCGAGCGTCTTGAGGAACCCCTCGTTCTCGTTGTACGCGGCGAGCGTCTCGAGGTCGTCCTGCACGGACAGCGAGTCGGTCAGGATCGCGTCGACCTGCCGTCGATCCATGTCGTCGTCGATCTCTCCGCTCTCGTACAGGCGGATCGCGACGTCCTGCGACCGCGGCTGGAGCCGCTTGACGTAGTCGTCGAAGAGGAACGGCTCGGGCGGCCCGGACGGCAGTGCCTGGTCGTACTCGTCGACCGTGATGCCGCCCGCCCACTCGGGCAGCATGACGGCGAGCCCTTCGCCGATGTTGTCGATCAGCCCGGTTCGGCGGAACAGGCGCGGCGTCGGCGAGAGGTCGTAGCTCGAACCGACCGCGTCGCCGAACCCGGGACCCTCGGCGCGCGAGGTCGGCAGCGGGGCCATGCTCTCGGTCCCCGACAGCCTGCGTACCGTGTCCTCTCGCAGCTCCGCGAGCGACCGGAACGGGTCCTTGACCTCAGCGTCCAAGGTTTACCCCCATCGCGTCGATCCAGCTGGCCGGCTTGGACTTCGACGCCGCCCGCCGCTCGCGCGCCTGCTGTATGCGCTGCTCGACCGTCAGCGGCGCGGCCACGGCAGGCCTGCCGAGGTCGATCTGGACGTAGTTCATCGTCCCCTTCTTGTCCCTCGAGAGGACGTACCACGAGTTACCGTCTCCGAGCGACGGGAAGACGTGCGTGACGGCGTCCGATTCCACGCCCTTCTCCTTGAGCATGGCGACGGCGCGTGCCTCGTCCCACGATGCGTTGGGCGCCCACAACCGCGGAACGGGCGAGGTGAACCCACGACCGCCGATCGTCGGCAGGTGGTACGAGGCGACCGTCGCGCTGACCCTGTCCTCCAGCTTCTGCTCCAGCACCTGCTTCGACATCCCGACGTTCCCGATGGCCGGGTACGACTCGGCGATCACGTCGGACGCGACGACGTCGGCGAGCTCGACGGCCGCCTCGTTCGGAAGCCCATTGCGCGAGAGCTTGGTTGCCGCCGCGGTCTTGAGCGCGTTGCGGTATACGGGAAAGGACGGAAGTCCGGTCTGCGGGTCGAAGGTGTTCACGCCGCCGATCTTGAGTATCCCGTTGGCGCGGAGCGAATCCTCGTAGCGCCGCGCGTCGATCGCCGGCGGCTGCGCGTCCTGCCATCTCTCGAGCGCCGCGTTGAACGCCTCGGCCGACGCCTGGATGTCACCGTCCGACAGCCTGCCGTCCTGCCCGCGCTGCATCCGCGCCAGCGACGGCAGGACCGACTCGATGGCCCGGATCGTCGCGGCGTTGGTACCGGCGTCCGAGTCGCGCAGCGAGAATCCGTTGATCTGTGCCGCCGCGGCGGGGTCTTCGAGCAGCGGCGCGATCTCCGCCAGGAGCTCGATGGCGCGCCGGCGCTCCGGTCCCGTGCCGCGCAGGTCCGCGTAGATCGCGTCCAGCATCTTCGCCGGGACGGTCTGCGTCCCGACGATCAGCTCCCCTGCCTTCTGCGGGTCGATGATCTTGCCGCCGCGCATGGCTCCTGCCTTCGCCATGACGGTGTCCCACTTGGTGTCGCCTGGCTGGAGAACGACGCGCCGCGCCATGATGTCCGCCGCGGCGGCTGTCTGCGCCCGGTCCTCGTCGATCTTGTCAAGCTCATCGAGGAGGTCGTTGAACTCCTCGCCGCTGATGTTCTCGTCGATCTGTGACCATTCCGGCCGCGCGGTGTCGTACCTGTCGAACGACTCGTCCAGCATGGCCTCGAGCCTGGCGCGGTCGCCCGTCCTGAGGTATTCGGTGATCATCAGGGACTTGCGGTGTTCCTTCACCGTGCGGACGCGCGCGTCGTATGCGGTCTGAAGGTCGTCCGGGTCGATGCGGCCGGCGACGCTCTCCGCGTAGGACGCGAAGTCCGCATCCGGGTCGCTGGCATACGCCTTCAGCACCTTGGTCAGCACGGGCGCGGCGAGCGCCTCCTTGCGGCGGCTGAACTCCGCGTAGCCCTCCGGGGAGAGGTGCATCTTCGCCACGGCGTCGGACGCGGCAAGGTCGCCCTCGCTCCGCGTCTGCTTGATCTCCTCCGTGAGGAAGTCGATCATGGTGCTCTCGCGCAGCCCGGGATCCTCCACCGAGGAGTCGAGGCTGTCGCGCAGGGTCGCGTACCGACCGAGGAACGGTGACTCGCTGCTCGTCGCCTCCTTCATCGCGAGCTCGGCCATCGAGAGCTGGCTCGCCCGTCGGGCGCGGACTGCGTCGGAGAGCACCTTGCGGAGCGGCTCCACGACGATCGTGCGGTCCTCGCCGCCGGTCACCAGCGCGCTGGCCTGGGCGAACCCGGCCTCGTCGCCGGACCTCGCCAGCGCCTCGAGCGCCTTGCCGAACGTTGCCTCCGTGAAGGTGGCGCGGTCGAGCCACGGGTAGCGTTCGGAGAACTCGTTCCACAGGGTCTCGGAGTCGCGGCTCGGCCCGACGGAGGTCGGGTCGACGAGCTCTGCATGGACGCCTCGGGCATCCCTTGCGAACTTGAGCTTCTGCTGGTCGGCGCGGCGCCGGACGTACATCTGCTGCGCGACCTTGCCGATCCGCTCGCGGTACTCGGCCTCGGCGGCGGTAAGCCGTTCGCCGTCCCCGGCGGGCTGGGTCCGGGCGGGGTCGACGTATCGGCCCGCGTACTGCCCGATGAATGCGTCGATGTCGTCGGTCGCGTCGATCGTCGCGTCCATCTTCCCGTCCTGGAAGTCGACGAGCATCCGTCCCTCGTCCTGCTCCGCGCGAAGTCTGGCGTCGTAGATCGACTGCCGCTCGTCGATCTGCCGCTGGATGTTCAGCGCGTTGCCGACGTCGACCAGGGTGTTCCCGAGCGCCTGCGTGGCCCGAAGCGCCTGCTCGAGGTCCCGTGCCGCCGACAGGTCCGGGACGGGCGCCGGGAGCACGGCGACGCCGGGAAGGCCGGGCGCCCCGATGCCGGCGACCTGCACCGCGGGGATGCCCGTGCCTGACGGGACGTCGACGGGTGCGTTGCGCCTTGCTCCCTGGTTCGCTGGCAGGAACGCGGCCTGTGCCTGGAACTGGCTCATGCCCGTCCTCCGCCGACGTATGTCTGGACGCTGCGGTCGCTGAAGGCGCTCCCGATGGAGACGCCGGTGCCGAAGCCCTGGATGCCCTGCGTGAGCCCGGTGAGGAAGGTGCTGCCCTGCTCGTTCCCGAGGCTCGTAATCTGGTTCTGGTAGGCGTACTGCTGCTGCATCCGCTGCTGCTGGAGCCCGAAGAGCTGGTTGCGGTACTCCATCGCGCTGGCCTGCACGGAGCGCCCGATGTTGGCCTCGAGGATCCGGCGGTTGATCACGGCGTCCATGTCGATGGAGCGGAGGATGTCACGCTTGGACCCGCTGACGGCGAACCCGCTCTCGACGAGCCCGGCCCGTGCGGTCCCGGCGGCCTGCTGGTACTGCCTCCGCAGGGCCATGCGCTGCGTGGCGATCCCCTGCATGAGCCCCTCCGTCTGGAACGCTTGGTTCTCCGCGAGCATCTGGCTGCGGGTGTCGAACGCCACGTTCGTGTTCCCCTGCTGGACCTGAAGCTGGCGCATGGACGCAGCCAGCGCGTCGTTGCGCTTCGCCTGCGCCATGGAGCCGAGGAAGCCCTGGAACAGGCCCATCGCGGCTCCGCCGTAGATCAGTCCGTCTATTGGCATATCAGCCTTCCGTTGCCGTGTTGTGCGTGCCGTAGAACTCGATGCCGGTGATCACGACCGGGCGCGAGTCCACGTTCCTCACCGAGATGCTCATGTCCTGCGCCCGTCCGGGCGTCCATGCCTGGAGCCGGCCGTACCTGTCGATGTTCGCCTCGGACGGCGAGAACCTGAACGTCCGGTCCTCGCGCCGCGCCGACGAGACCGACAGCGTGTACGGCCCGGAGTTGGTGTGGTCGGTGACGATCTTGTTGACGAACAGCTCGCCCTCGACGATCGCGTTGCCCTGGTCGTCGGTGCGGAACAGGCGCGTCGTGGTCACCTTGAACGGGATGCGGCGGCCCAGGACCACGAGCTTGTCGGAGAGCGACGTCTGCGAGCAGCTGACCTCGGCGTCGGTCGATCCGGCCACGGGCGTGACCGTCGCGTCGTAGTCGGTCCACGTCCCGTTGACCTGCGAGGAGACCGTGTCGATGTCGTAGTCGGCCGCGTCGATGCGCCACTTCACGGAGCCGCCCGCGACCGTCCCGGTACGCACCACCCTGCGGTGGTCGAGGCGCGGCTGCTCGTCGAACGTGGCCGGCGCGGACGGGTCCGACGAGATCGGCATGGAGTCGATCACCACCCGGTAGTTCGCCGCCGTGCTCCCGCTCCCGATCGGCTGGTTGTACGCCATCCGCAGGACGTAGGCCGTGTCCTCGACGATCGCCACGTCGAGGATGCGGTCGGTGTTGAACGTGTACTTGGTCCACGCGCTCTGGACGAGCTTGTCCGCGACGCGCAGCGTGCGGTAGATGAACAGGTTCGCGCTCGACTGCCCGTAGCCGTCGAAGACCACGACGTCCCCGGAGGCGATCTGCGCGACGTGCCCCTCGGTCGGCGAGATGCCGCCGGCCCAGGTGTTGGGGTTGGACCACCGCCCGCCGCCGAGGCCGTTCGACTGCACGGCCGCGCCCGGGTTCGGCGACGGGTTGCCCGGCACCACCACGAGCGTGTCGTTGTTGTCGCTGGCCGCGAGGCTGCGGATGGAGGACGGCAGGAGGCCGTCGACGTGCTGGGTGATCGCGGACGCCCGGTACGACACCTGGACGTCGTCGTAGGCGTACTCGTAGACCACCGAGGTGTTCTCGCGGACGCCGGCGAAGTAGATGAACGACGAGATCGGCGCGGGCTTGACCCGCTGCGTCGCGTAGGTCGTGCTCGGCGTGAGGGTGGCCGACTTCGGCGTGAAGGTCTCCCCGCCGCCGATCTCGAACTGCGCGCCGTTCCTGGTGAGGACGAGCAGCGCCTTGCGGAACGGGACGATCCAGTCGATCACCGACACGCTCGAGCTGCCGAGCTGCGCCACGATCGGGTTGGAGTCGTTGTAGTTCGGCTCGTCCACGAACGGGAAGAAGTTGTAGAGCGAGTCGGGCTGGCTCGTGACGAGCCACTCGTCCATCGCGAAGCAGAGCCTGCCGCGGTGGTACGCGACGTCGGCGATCCGCTTCTCGCCGCCCGATCCCATCCGCATCGGGACGGGCGCGGTCTTGGTCGCGCTCCCTGCGTTCCAGGTGATCTGCGACAGCGCGAAGGTCGGCGGGACCAGCGAGCTGCGCTCCATCTTGATCGGCATCTTGGCTGCGTCGAGCGCCTGGTTCGACGTGGTGGTCCCGGTCGCCACCTGCGAGTTCGCGATGATCGTGGTGTCGACGATGGTCAGGAGCCGCAGGTCGCCGGCGATCGCGCTGCCGCCGTTGAGGTACGTCTGCACCGCCCCGGTCAGCCCGGTGACCTTGCACTGCGTCCCGTATGGGCCGTCGATCGTCGCGCCCGTCAGGCTCGACGTGATGGTCATCAGGCCCGTGTACGCGAGGGTATCGGAGAATGCGACCACGAACCACGCGCCGCTCGCCGTCACCGTGGCGTTCCCGGCCCCGACCGTGGAGAGCGCCCGGATCTCGGTCTGTATGGTCGCCGCGCTCGCGTTGTGGGCGATGGCCGCCGTTGTCTGGCCGCCGAACGAGATCGTGAAGGTCCCCGCGCTCGGGGAGCCGAGCGTGAAGTACTGCACCCGGTTGCGCGGGTTCCCGAGGTCGACGACCTCGATGTCCATGTTGCCGCCGTTGTTGCGGCCGTAGACCACGAGGTACCGCTCGGCCGAGTCCCGGACGATCCGGTGGAACCGGAAGTCGGACGCGGAGTTCGCGAGTGCCGCCGACCCGATCTGGTCGAGGGTCACGACGTGCCTGGACCCGCCGCGGGTGGAGACCCCGCTCACGACGTTGAACAGGGCGTTCTCGGCGTCGGCGACCTGGCTCGGGAACCTGCTGCTCGGAGCCTGCGTGGAGATCCCGTTGTGGAGCGACGGGATCCTCTGGGAGTACGGCTTGGTCGCCATTTATCCCTGCTGGGGCTGCCGTGCTTCCTGCGAGAAGAGCGGACGCATGGTGAACGTGCCCTCCCTCGGGTTGATGGAGTCGACGATGGACAGCTCCTGCGACACGAATGCGTCGGAGAGCTGGCTGGCGGAGAACCGGCGCACGAACTGCTGCTGCGCGTGCTTGGCGACGAGCTCCTTCAGCATGGGGTCGAGGTCCTCGAAGGACAGCAGGACGGCCACGTCCATGAACACGGCGTTCGCGGAGCCCATGCTGTTCGTGCCCTTGTCGGCGTCGTAGACCTTGCTGCCGCGGATCACGAGGTTCCGGTGCTGGTCCGGCCCGGCACCGCGGACGCGGAGGACGTCGGACGCCAGCGTGATCTCGAAGGTCGCGGAGGACGGCGTGAAGGCCGCCGACCTGCGCGTGTTGCACGGCCAGCCCATGGCGCAGAAGTACCGCGTCGAGTCGTCGACGTACCGCTCCGCGTCGGCCTGCACCGAGGTGCCGCCGGTGTCGAGCGACGTCACCCGGTACTCGTTGATGCCCGAGAGCGCCATGTTCACGGCGTCGAGCTTGGTCATCCCGTTGCTTGGCATCAGTAGACGCTCCTATCCCTCATGCGCGGCCGCCCGCGCAGCTGGTTCGATTCTGCGGTGTTCAGCACGTTGACGTCGGCGAGCTCCCGGTCGGCCCGCTTCAGGGCGGCCCAGCGCACGGTGAGCTCGTCCCTGATCATCTGGTCGAGCGACTGGTCCTTCTTGTGGAACCTGTTGAACTGGAACGCCGCGTCGGTCACGACGTAGTCCGCGAACGCCTCGGGAAGGTCGGCGAACGCCGCCTGGGCGACGTAGGTCACTACAAGGTTCTGCGCCCATACGTCGGTGTTGTTCGCGAGGTCGTACAGGAACCCACCGACCACCGTCACGTCAAGCCCGCGGCTCGAGCCGTCGGTGTCGATGTGGAACGTCGATGCCGGGACGGCGATCTTGTTGGACACGTTGCGGGTCAGCGTGACCTCGCGCCGGGTGTTGAAGTGCCAGCCCCTCGCCTGGAGCGACCTGTCGGCCGCGTCGAGGAACCGCTCCGCGTGCCCGGCCGCGGACGGCCCGTTGGTGTCGAGCGCCGGCACGGGAAGGACGCCGACGCGGCGGAGCACGGCGTTCACTGCATCGAGCTTGTTCATAGTTCGTTGAGCGGCTCAGGCGTGCCGAACCTGTACTTGTAGTTCTCCACGACGGCGGTGGTCCACACGGCGTTCGCCTGCGACACCGCGAACGCGGGCAGCAGCGCGGTGTCCGTCCCGGGCGCGTAGGTACCGCGCTGGATGGACCGCGACACGAAGGCGTCGTTGCCGTCCGTGACGATGGTCTCGATGGAGACGGAGATAACGCCCTCGGCGTCGAAGGACGCCTTCTCGACTGTCTGCGTTGGCATGGATTCCTCAGGAGATGAAGTAGGAGCCCGACAGGATGATGCGGGTCGCGCTAAGCGGCGCCCCGGTCGTGCCGAGATCGGTAGGGCCGAGCCCGACGAAGCCGCTCGTCACGAGCTGGATGTTGGTTCCGGAGACGTATCCGCGATCCGGCT